TCACAATGACTTTAAAATGCCAGATAAGTGCCCTATTTGCCTCAAGGTGAGGTTTTATATGCCTGTACCGTGTAGTTTATCCAAGCCAAAGAAAAAAGCGCTATTAGATGGATTTTATCATTTAAAGCGTCCAGATGTTGATAATCTGTTAAAGTTAGTTTGTGATGCATTAAATGGTGTTGCGTGGAAAGATGACTCGGATATTGCCAATATATTTGCAGTAAAAGGATATAGCGAGCACCCACGTACCGAGATAGAAATAAAATACTTGACAAATGTTTGATTATGTTGTATTATATTTGTATCTAAATCCATTGTATAAGTGCAATTTGAGTAACAGATTTGAGCCACACAGCAATGGATTTAGATAACCTTAAATGTGTGGCTCTCTTTTTTGTATGTGGCGTAGCCGACCAATGCCACGTTAAACAATCAATCAGGCGTTAAGATACAAAAAGAACTAATAGCGGAGTCCGGAAAAACAGAGCCGGTGAAACATAGAGTGGGTGTAAGCAGTTGTATTGCTCTGACCTCTAATCCCCTTGGTAATTATAAAAATCTTATTAGTTCTATATTACACGGCATACAGAGATACTCCCCCTCTGTTAAGACGGAACTATGGTTAAATTAAGCAGAAAGAACAGACGGCCTAGAATTTTAATAAAGGCTGACAAGATGAATCCGAAAGAAAGATTGGACTATTTCACAGAATTAGCCAATCAAAAAGGTTACATATATAACAAAGATTATGAGAAGTGCAGAAAAAAGAAAAACGAATTAACCTCAAATAAATGTTATATATGTGGAGGAACAGCATACTGTATGCACCATATAATACCGTTATACAGTAATGGTAAAAACAGAAAAAGAAACTTAATACCAGTGTGTTTTGATTGTCATTCAAAAATACACCCATTTATGAATAAACAGGAGGTCATATATGGAATTTGATGTTGAATTCACGGTAGGTGATGTTACTTTCAAGGTAATAGGTTGCCACGAAGACGGTTGTGTTGAGTCTGTCAGCCAAGTATTTGTATGGTTAAAAAATCATTTTGAAGAATTAAGTATTGATACAGATAAATTCTGTAAAGATTTTGAAGACCATATTAATGATGCTATTAAAGATGATATGGATAACAGACGCTGGGCAGCAGAAGATTTAGCCTTTGAGTCTTACAGAGAAGAACAAGCATTTGGAGGCAAATGATATGATTTTAAGTAAACGGTTTCCGATTAAAGATTTAACAAACAGTTACGGTATGTTTCCGTTATGGATTGAAGACGCAGAAAAACAAGAATTAAAAGGATATGATTGGGCAACGCTAAGATATTTGACTTTAAATTACTTACAACCAAATAAAGAATCTATTGGCTTATTTGATAACGATTGGTTTGAAAAGGCAGACGAAGACGCAGCAATTCAAGATAATGCCTTGTACCTGAATGGATTTGAAGGATATAGATTTGGTCCCAATTATGAATATGTATTACACTGTACGGCATTCAACCAAGAGCATAGATTTATGGGACTAATTGAAAAAGAAGACGAACAAGGAAACGAGTTATGGCTAAAATGGTACTTACTGGATTAGACAAAAATATAATCTATGATATTGAACAGGCAGTGGCGAATGCTTGCGCAAAACACCCTCTATTTGCAACGAATACACACGAGGTGGTATCATTAGCCACGGAAGAACTTGGAGAGTTTGCACAGGCTGTAAATGATAGAAATCCAGAGTTAGCCAAAAAAGAAGCATTAGACTTAATTGCAGTAATAATCAGATACTTGCAGAAGGAAAAATGAAATACAAGAAAAAAGGATTTATGTATGTATTGGACTACAAGGGAAGGGAAAAAATTAAAGATTAGTGAAATGGAAACAGGCCATATTAAAAACTGCATAGCACTTATGGACCGAAAATTTACAAGAGCAATAAATATGGCTATGAATACAGGCGAAGATTTTGATGAATTTTCTTGCCCTCATTTATCGTATGTCTGCACATTGTATAACGCATTAGTAGATGAATATAATAAACGTAATAAAGGAGGCGGAAAATGCAAGTAAAAATTGAAATGAATATGCCTACGAGTTGTGATGTTTGCCCACTTTGTGTAGAGTTACGGGAATTTGATGCAACCTATGTAACATTTACTTGTGCATTACTTAAACAGGACGTTGGTGAGTTTATAATGAAAAGGCATAAAGATTGTCCGTTAAAGGAGGATAAATAGTTATGGCAGATAAAGAAGAAAGGATTTTAATTACAAAATGTAGTTCACATTGCCACGCACTCCGTTTTAATTGCGACCCGTTTGATGATGATGACGGTATGTATTGCGATAAAAGCGGAAAGTGGGTAAGAATAACCGAAAAAGACTGCACAAAATGCAAAGCCCCTGTACTATTGGGACTTTCCCGTTCCGAAGCCATTGAGAAAATGGCGAAGGCTATTTTTACCCAAATATGGGGTTTACCTAACAATAGATTTGATTTAGCAAAATCTAGTGTTAAAGTCAGAAACCGCAAATTAGCCGAAGCGGCATTAAATGCTTTGTTGGAGGATAAGAAATGAAAAAAGTATATTTAGAAACACCCGAAGCGGTTATCAAGGCTTTGAAAGAGGGGAAAGAGGTTTTTTTAGATGAAGGTGGAGCAGGAAAAGTAGTTTTAATTGACGGTTTTTGTGTTAAACAATGGAACGACCAGTTTAATATCAATTACACAATAAACTTGCGGGATAAACCCTACATTTTAGAAGAAGAACCCTTTAAAATTGAGGTGGGTAAGTGGTACGAAACCAGTGGACACCAAAAGGCGAGATGTTTTATTGTTGAAAAAGCACGTTGTCATTTTACTATTGATAATAACTGTCATTTTTTTACTAATAAAAATGGGGTTTATGAGGATAATGAAATGAGCAGATACAACATTATCGGCCCGTGGGAGGAATAAGTGGGAATAATATTAAACAGTATCGGTATCATCTTTGCGCTGTGGATAATTGGCATAATGATATGGTGGTTTAGTAGTGAGGAGTGGTAAATGAGAGTGTGTAAAACGTGTGAACATAACCCAATGGGTATTTGCGAAAAAACTGGAAAAGAGATTGGAGTATCATATATTTTAACCCGTTTACAAAAAGCACCGGCTTGGTGTCCGTATAATAGAGGTAATAAAAAATGAAAAAGTACAGTTATTTTATTTGCTATGTGGATAAAAACAATAAAATTGGCAATATATTAGCCGATTTTGATTATGAATTAAATACTCGTGAGAATATAAGAAAGGCTATTTCTGCGATTGTTTTAAAAGTAAATGGAAATTATCGTGCACTAATTGATTTTAAAAAGTTAAAATATATTAAGGAGAAAAAAGATGACATTCAACGAAAGGGTAAAGAGAGTAACTGATGATATTTGCCAGATGTTGCAAGCAAAGAACGCCAGTTACGGAAATAGCGCATTAGACCCAATTTGTTGTTTCTCTAAGGCCAGTGCACTAGAAAAGATAAAAGTACGAATAGACGACAAATTAAGCCGCATTAAACGCGGTTCTGAATATACTGGCGATGACACAATTAATGATTTGATTGGTTATCTTATTTTATTGAAATTAGCGAAGGAGGATTTGAATGAAAGTAACATTAATGGAAGCACCAAATGACGCATTATTTTTGATTTCTGCTTGTGCAAGAACTTGTTATCAAAGCGAAGATAAAGATGAAATTGCAAAGCGTGAAGGTTTTGTAAAGGGTCTTATCAAATCAGGGCACCATACACCATTAGAATTTTGTTGGACTATCTGGGATATTCGCGATATTAGTCGTGTTTGTTTAGCGCAACTCACACGCCACCGTATTGCAACTTATTGCGTGCAGAGCCATAGATATACCAACGCACTGCAAAACAGCGTTGTAGAGCCGATTAGCGCCCTTAAAATTGATGATAGCATACACGACTTAATCAAAGATTGCCAAAAGAAATATGAGCAATTAGTAAAAAACGGAGTACCGAGAGAAGATGCAAGATACATCTTGCCGATGGGTACTACTTGCAACTTGAAAATGGGTATGAATTTTCGGGCATTAAGAAACTTCTTATCGTTAAGATTAGATAAACACGCTCAATGGGAAATTAGAGAATTGGCAAATAATATTTTGACGATTTGCGACGAACGTTGGCCTTGGCTAGTTGAAGATTTGGAGGCGTAATATGGCAGGTCTTATATATTGTAAATGTAAAAAATGTGGAGCAAACTTTGCAGCCGGAAAACCGACAGATGTCTGTAAAAAATGCAGCAGCACTTTCTGACAATATACACACGCTCAAATTACCGGAGAGTTTTATGATGAGTATAGTAAACTGCCTTCAACTTGCAGATTGTTTGTCATTAATAACAAATGGTTCTGGAAAGATAAAAATGGATTAGAGAATGGTCCATTTGATACAATGGGAAAAGCAAGAAAAGATGCGTGTCTTACATTGTGTTGAAAAATGGATTATAATACAGTTATGAGCCAGATTAACTTAAACGCACAAGCAATGAAACCAGACACGGCAAAACTTACAAAAGAACGTGCTATGTGGCAACGCCGCAAGAACGAACTGATGAAAGTGGGTGTAACTGCCTTGGACCAAGAGTTTCTGGCTAAACATTTACGAGACTGCGAAAAGCACATCAAAGAATTAGATACTATGCTCTCCGCTGGGTCATAACCTCCACCCAGCAAAAAAAAGAAATCCCCCCGAGTTTTCTATCATTTCTCGGGGGTTTTTTATTTGATAGTTAAGCGACTTAACAATAACCAGATATCATTTGCAGTATCTGGGGTTATGGCAATAGCAGTAATGTGATAACAATGCTCTGGCATTTCTATCATTAACTCCAGTATCGTGATAATCAAAATCTATTTTACACGCACCGTCATTTAAACCGTATGTTGCGCAGCCGCTTACGAACGTCATCAGAAGACAGACCGCTAATATGCTTATCAATTTCATATCGCCTTTCCATTTCTTTTTTTATTTGTTTTGCAGTATTTAGTCGTTCTGCCTTTCTGCCATTCAAGTAAGCAAATAGCATAGCAACACAACCACTAACAATAGCAGCCACTATGGCCCATACGGTACTCATTATTTATCCTTCTTGCCAATAAACGAACCATCAGGATTGCACAACGAGAATATAGACAATACTTTAATGACTTTCGCCAAAACATTGTCATCTTTCTGGGTCGGCGTAATCTTTACAATAGCAGTAGCCAACGCAATCACAGCGGCGATAATAGCCAATACATCGTTCCAATGCGCATTAATCCATTCCATATTATTCTCCAATATACTTCGTGTATTTAGTTTTACGACAAATCAAATTCTCTCTTTTATAACCCATAGATATATGTATCCAAGTGCCATTTTCCAGTATCAGTTGTCCGTATAACATATCAGAGTCAACCAATTCCTCGTAAGCATCTTCAATATCCATACCCATAGGTATAATATCCAATGCCTGAAAAAGTGTGTGCTGAGAGGTTTTAGAGCCTCCAACAGCGTTATTCAATTCTTCACACCGAAAGCCACTTGTTACGCGAATAGGTACATTTAGTATTGCTCTTACTTGTTCAGCAAATAACGCTAAATGCCACATATCCGTAGGGCTTTGTTGCGCAACGGCTCTATTCTTTTCCAATAATTCTTGGTGATTAGTAGTGGTTAATTCTTCAAAAGTAAAGTGTGGAGTTATTTTCATATTATTAATCGGGATATTCTACCCCCTCCCGAATGGGTAACTATTACAATAAGAATAGTGATACAGACATTATAATAATATGTTATATATTTGGCAAGTTATTGCATAGACTTAATGCATTCGTGCATCTTATTGTTGGTCGCGTTTCTCGCGTTCCAAAATGACTTCCATCTTACCATTTTGACTTGCTATCAATTCTTGGATTTCTGATAACTTATCATTAATTTTTGACATCTTTTCGTCTAATAAGTTTTCCTGTCTATCTTGTCTTGCTTCCAATTTATCTAATCTTGCACTATGTCTATCAATATCTTTTTGCAATAATTGTGTAGCAGGGTCAATTAATTCTTCGCGTAATTTTGTTTTCCACCATAAAAAATACGCTACAAACACAGACGCACCAGCGAAAGTTAAACCTTGTATATACGGCAGCAAGTCTTTGTCCATAATGTTATAATAGATTAAATTATCGCAAGTGTCAATTTAACCCGATATTATTATCCGTCGGGTATCGCGGATAGTGTACGATGTTATTGTTTCGTATCACCGAGAGAATTATACTCATCATTTTGAGTATTGTCAACAGTTTCCGATGTTCCCTCGGTAGCACGCAACTGTTTTGCTAAGTCCTCAATTTCATTTGATTTGGCTTTTACATATTCGGAAGCACCACTGTTTTCAGCCAGTACCATTTCACGCATAACGCGGGTCAGCCCTGTTTCCGCTTCCAGTTTGGCCACTTGTTCTTCAATGGTCGGTTCTGGAATTTCCGTTACATATTCTCCGTTATGCAGAAAATAGTTTTTATCTGTTTCCACTATTTCGTCAAACGACATACAAGGTGCGTTTTCTAATTCTTCTTTAGTGTTTGCTACTAATACAATTTTATTGTTTTGATATCCTAAAAACATAATTATTCTGCTCCTTCTGCATAGATAAATCTGAAATATCCTAATGAAGTCAAGGCTACATTCTCATAGTCTATTATGACCTTTACGCCTTTTAATACAGGAAGAAACGAACCCATAGTAAAATTGCTGGCAACCTGTTGTAACCAAAAGGACATTCCGTTTGGAGTCCATATCCTAATCCAACCGTTCGGACCTGTTTGAACACACAATATGGATATATAACCATTCGCAGGAGCCGTATAAGTTGCACCACTAGCACCTAAAGTTAAATCAATATATCGGTTAGACGGCATACTCCAACCGCTAACAGTAGATTTATCGTTATAATCCACAGCGTGAAAAGCGGTTTTGGGGGTGAATGTATAATTTCTAATATCGATACATTCACTCCAATAAACTTTTGTTCCATTAAAATTAATTATATTTTTTTCTTCATTATAAAAATTTCCGGTTGGACCAGCAAACCCGTCAAAAATTCCACTACCTCCAGAAAGATATAAGGTACCATTTCCAAAATTGGTTGTTAAAACATTTTTAGTAATACTTTCAATATTCTTCAACGTCCCATCTTCATTTCTACCATTTGGTATAAGCCCTTTAACACCAGGCAAAGCAAATACAGTAGAACCGATATAGCCAAAGCCGTTGAAGACTTGGTCGATAGAATCAATTTTGGATGTAGAAGTGAATAACCCAATAGGTAAAGAATATCCGCTAATCCAAGTTGAACCACTATCAGAAGTTACTTTAACCAAGTTGTTTGTGGTATCATACCAAGTCATATATTGAGAACCAGAAGGAGCAACAGAACCTGAATAAAAATTTGCAGGTATGTTATAAGAAAAAGCATTTCCATTTGGTCTAAAACAAAACATATCTTGTCTGCCTAGCCCAGTTGGAGATAAAGAACTGTCACTTTGAATCGTTACAACATCAAATACCCCAACACCATTAGGAACATAAACCTTGCTACCTGCTTTCAAAGTCAATGTTCCATTGTTTAGCTCTAGCTTAATATCTTGCGGGATACTTGTAATACAGTTAGAAACATTGTTAGACCAATTACTTATGTTTTTGCCTTCGTCTGTAAGGTTAGACAAGCTAGTATCAGCCTTACCACTTAAACCCTGCTGGAACTCCGCCGCTTGTGCGGTACTGGCGGGAATTGCCGCTGTATAGGCTACCACCCAAGGATAGAGCGTGGTAGACGCGGGGGTTACAGTAGAGGATTTGCCGTAAATTGGGTTTGATAATGAAGCATCAAATACAGCCTTTCTCGATGCTGAACCGGCTGATACGTTTCCGTTTCCATATACACTTTGCCCACTAAATGCACCCGTCGAATTTCCGCTAGCACTTGAGAAATAACCGCCACCATCACCCGTAATATTCGGCAATCCCGCCTCAATGTTCTTAATCCCGTCAGCAGGATTAGCCGCCTTAATGTAGTTCTTGATTAAAGGAAGTCTTAAAGAGCCACCGCCAATTACATACTTAGCACACTCGCCGTAGGTACTTAAAGCCGCTTCGTATTCAGCAGAGGTACATTGTAATTCCGTATGCGCAGAAACCCAGTTATAAAACTCTGGATAAATCGTATTAGCGAACGCAATAGTCTCGCCGGTAAAAAGCGGTAATGCTCCGCTGTTATCAGTTGCTAATGCAGACTGGCTAAAATACACCTCGCCAATACTTCTTTTCGTTCCGCCAAAACCTGCTACAATTTGATTTGTTCCTTTGATAATGCTCATTTGGAAACCTCTCTTAACTCTTTGGATAAATCTTCAATTTCTGCGCGGAGTTCGTCTATTTTTTCGCGGGCCGCTTGGCGTTTCGCCTTTATGTCCGCTGGGATTTCTACACCACTATCCGCGTATCTAATAGCGTACCAATCAGTAGAAGAAAGGATATTCTGCTGTTTGTTCAATTCTTCTTCAATAATAATAGCACGCGGTTTTTCGGGGGTTTGGCCCTCTTTGTAATACGCGCCGTCCCACCCTTTTTCCACGGACATTAATTCCATACCGATAGATTTGTAAAATTCCACATCTGTACCAGTACCGACAATTAGACTGCCATTTTCTTGCTCTTTTGCATATCTTTTTTCCGCCATAAATTTCTCCTGTTATTCTAGATTAATAGTAAGGAACAAAGATTACTTGGCTCCCGGGCGTAATATAAGCCTTTTGTCCAGTTGTTACAGGAACACTACAACAAGTGGGTCCGTCGTTGTTGTAACCTATTGATAAAGCGAATACAATCGTTCCGGCGGGGTCCTCTACTTTTAGTTCATAGTTTGTGTCGTTATAACTCCCTCTTGCAAAAATAAAACCATTAGACGGAGCAACCACAACAACCCCCGAAACTTGTGCGGCATAGTTTAATCTAATAGGATTTACTTGTTGTGATAGGTCCGCAGTCGTAAGCAGGCGATATATGTTCGTGCCGTCCACGTAGTAGGGTTTAAAGTTATCTCCAATGTGTAAGAAAAGTCCTTTATTGTCTTTTTTTATAATAGCAAAATTTCCATTTGATTGCTTTGCAACCGTACAATAATTATCATCAGTTCCAAATCTTATTTGGTTTTGACCAGACATCTTTAACGTGCCTGTCATCGTGTCGCCTGATTTTGATACTCTATCTTGCAGTTCCGCTTTTGTTGCTATATTATCACCACTTACATCATCGGTGATTAATGATACACTGTCTGCTGTAATCGTACCAGCAGCAACAGCCGCATCAAACTCTGCCTTAGTACCTTCAAAATCAAAGCCAGAACTTCCAGCAACAGCAGTTTCCATTTGCGTCTTTGTAACTAATTTATTTTGTTCGGTTGCGTCAGCAGGGATTTTAGACTCAATAGTTGTGATTTGACCTTGGTAAGAGTCAGCGGTATTCTTGGCTTCTGTAGCCTTTTCCAACGCAGTAGTAGAGTTTGCTAACGCTTGAGTGGCTTTTCCATCAATTCCTTCCGCTGTTTGTTTAGCAGAGTTTGCTGTATTAACAGCAGTATTAGAGTTGGTTAGTGCTTGGGTTGCTTTAGCGTCAATGCCTTCTGCCGTTTGTTTGGCAGAGTCTGCGGTATTTATAGCCGTATTTGAATTATCAAGTGCTTGTGTTGCTTTGGAGTCAATGCCATTTGCAATAGACTTTGCATCTGTTGCAATACCAACAGCCTGTCCAGCAATCGTTTTTGCTTCTTCGGCAGTTCTGTTCGCTAACGCGGCACTGTTGACCGCTTCTTCAGCGGCTTCAAATGCATCGGCAGATACTTCCATCGTTTCGCTAGCGGTGGTAGATAATTCTTGCGTAATCATAGTTAGTTTATCCAACCCACGCTCCACATCTTTTGAAGTGAAATGCACTTGGCTGGCGTCTTCTAACTGCGTTTCTGGAGTTTCTCTGGCAATCGTAATTTTAGTACCAGCAGTAAGCGGTTCTTGACCAGAAGCAACTGTCGGATAAATCACGACAGAGTCATCTTCATCAATATCGTAATTATCTACAACTTTAACCGTTGGCTCATCACCAACTTTTGTATAGATAGAAATATGTTTTGCATCTGCATACTGAAACGGAATACTCCATCTACGTTGTACTCCGTCTGCATCATACTGTATTTTTTGTAATCGTAATTTCAATCATTTTAGCCCCTAATACCACAAAGTGACTTTATAACCAAATGTATCGCCGCCGTTTTTAATAATAAGATTATCTGTAAATTCGGCAACATCTATCTCTACCTTAATAGTAGCAAAGTTACCGCTTCTGTTACCATATCCAGCAGAACTGTGCATAGGCGAACACCAGTACCCATCTGCGCTATTTAATTCAAGCGTAATAAATTTATAAGTTCTAGTACCGATATTAACACGCTGTGAGTCAGAGCGAGCAGCTTTCGTAAAGTTCGTTAGAGTTAACACAACAACACCAGTTAATCCATTACCACCACCTGTACCTGAACCTGAACCTGAACCTGAACCTGAACCTGCAACAGCGTTATTTACATAATTTGTCATTGTTGCATTATCTACTAATTGGTTAGAGGCACTGGCGGCTTGAGGTATCTTTGCTTCAATGTTATATACTTTTTTGCTCAAATCATCATTATCTTTGCGTAACTTTTTAATATCAGTTGCATAACCATCAGTGCTGTTCTTGATTTCTTGTGCAATCATTGTAATCTTATCAAGACCGCGTTCAATGTCAGATGATGTAAAGTGCAACATGGCAGAACTTTCCAGTTGTGTAACAGGCGTATTACGCTCAATAAGCACGCTAGAATCCGCTACAAGCGCATTTCCGCTAACGGGGTATGTAACGGTAGCCATAGCCTTATTTACCAAGTAATTTTCCGTTATTTTGGTAAAGTCAGTGTCAGTTGGTAATTTAACACTAAGTACAACATCTTCATTGTTTATAAAATCAAACGGAATATCAAAGACTTTATTAGTTCCATCAGTGGAATATAATATTTTAGTAGAAGTATTTTCAATCATATTTATCACCCTCTACTCGCAGTAATCGGGTCAACCCAAAACATTTTGTCTTGCCCTTCTTCGTTTAGTTTAGACATCAGTGCATTTTCTTTGAGTTGCGTGTATAATTGCTGCATCATCTGAAAACGCTGCTCGTTCTTTGTAATATCCATACAGATACTGGCGGCTAGTGCTGCAGATAGCGCTTCAATGAATTTAGCAGACACGAAAGAAAAATCTTCAATTAACCGCACATATTCACACACTAATTGGTTTTGTTTAGAGTCCAATACTTCTTGTGGAGTAGTATCATCTGTAATCACGAAATCTGGATTTTCTGCGGTGTTATCAGCGTTGCAGATAATATACTTGCCTTTCAATTCAGGAATATATCTGAAATCCCAATCCTCGGGAGTTGGAACCCGCTTACGATTATAGTTTTTGTAAATGCGAACAATCTTAACACACTTTTCAGGTATTTTATATACATACTTCTGTTGTTCGGAATAGTACGGATATTCAATTTTTTCAAGTGGTTCTTCGCAAGAAAATTCAGGCCATTGACCTTCTTCTAATACTTTGCGGAACGTATTGTCAAAGTGCGCCTTACATACTCTTGCGGCCTTGTCGTTATTATCATCCATACTATTAATCGGGTCTTCGCCGATTAAAGATAATGCTCTATTGCAAATCGTTGTTTTGTTTTCTAACATTTTCAACTCCGTTAGTATCAGTAAATAAATTTTTCATAGCATTTGTAAACTTAGTAAAGAAGTTATTGCTTTCTGGCTCTACTTGTTTGCTAACCACTTGTTTTTGCTCATTGTTTTCTTTCTTCGGCATTTCAAGATTAGCCACACACGCGTTCATATAAGTTGCATCATTTTCGTTTTGAACACGTTTCCATTGAGCATATTCGTCATTACAACGCAAGATATTAGTAGTGGTTTTGTATTTAGCCCAACGCTGACGGGCGTCATCTAATGCCACTCTATCGCTAAGCCCAGCATCTTCATCATACATATATTTAACAGCACCATAATAACGATTTCTGACACCGTTCTTCCCATCGTCTTTTGGGTCAGCCATAGGCGTTCCATCTTCTTTTGATAACAAAGCACGAACGATATCTTGTTTTGTTCCGCCATTCTCAATAACACGCAAGATAGAGCCTTTAGAATCGTCATCATACGACTTTTTTAGATTTGTCGTACCAGTAGCCCAGAAAACAGATAATAACGCAGAGCGGTCTTGTACATCTAAATTCATAAACGCTTCTGGATTATTTTTAAGATAACTGGACAATCGTTCAGATAGAAAGCGTGCATTGTAATACGCAACTTCTTTTGCTTGTTCTTGTGTTAAAGACTTAACAGTTGCCTTCTTAATAGATTCAGGTATTTCATCTGCATAGGCCTTCTGCACATCTCCCAACGAGTACTTAGTGATACCATAATAAGTGGTTTCTGTTTTTGTCTTGCCATTGGAGTCGGGGACCATTTCGGCCCCCTTGTAATGTCCTTCAACAGTATAAATATACTGCAATACAGGCTCCGTCATATACATATCTAAATAAGCATTATGAGTAATGGGTTGTGTCATTAGAAACTCCTAAGATAAGCATACGCTTGTTTTGCACTTTCATCAAGACTATTTGAATCATCAAACAATCCTTGTTTCATTTTCTTGTTATAATCTGCCCCACCGAATAACCAGTTATAAGCAAACGTTCCAAATATCGGCACGCTCTTAAATGTGTGGCCTTTGTAAGACTTTAATTTTACGGCTCTAATTAAGTCTTTGGACACGTTATCAACCGCACCAAAAGAAGGTCCAGCGAGTTGCGTTAATCCACTGAACAATCCTTCCTTTTCAATGGTGGCAACCAGATACTCGTTAATCATAAGAGGTTGCAACGGAGTGAATGCTGCTGTTCTACCAAGGTCTGGCTTTCTGCCTCTTAAAATATCTGCAAGCGCTTCCTTCGGAACACCGATAGCGAGCATAAATAACAACATCTTGCCGATTTTAAGGGCAACTTCTGGCTTCTGGCTAATCTTCCACTGCGTTTTGTAATAGTCAGACAAGAACTCTAACTGACGCAGAGATACCGGAGTGAACTGATAGCATAATTTACCAAGAGGCCCCATAGCGTTATAGTTAGCAGGAACGCTTAAAGCAGTTTGCGGCTGTGTTTTGCTTAACATATACCACAATACAAACTTAACATCAGGGTCTTTTAAGTTACCAGCCTTTAAATTATTTATCAGTTGTTCACGCACCCCTTCACGATATGCCTTTGCTTCAGCAACGCCCTTTTCACCAAGTTCAGGAGCAACTTGCATATAAGCAGACGGCGGATAGCACATATCTAAATAGTGCATAACCATTTTGTATTCAGACGAATTTTTGTCGCCATTTAATGTTTCTTTGAACCACGAAGAAGCAGCATTGAGAGTTGCATTTTTCACCATAACATCAATCTGTTCAAAGAAAGTATGTTTATACACCCATTTAGTTGCTTTGTTAATAGCACCTTCATCAGCAGGTCTATATGCTTCGTTAGAAGATTGCACATTAACATCACGGACATTTATGCCTTCTCCTCTAATCGCTTTGAATATGCCATCAACCATATTAGCAAACCCATAAGCAGTAGCAACTAAATACAAGTCGCCGAACTGGTTAAGAGCGTTAATCGGAGAGCCTAACATAGTTAGCGAGTTTAATTGTCTAATCGTATTAAAAATGTTAGGGTCCAAATCTTTGTTTCTTTTTGCCAAAGAAGCAATCGCTTTATCAAAGCGGTTTAAGGCTTCTACTTGCGTATCGTTTAACTTGTTATTATTTTGGTACTCAAACAGATATTGTCCGACAAGGTTGGTTCCTTCTGTTACGTCAACAGGATTCTGTCTGGCACTATAAATAGCATCTCCGTTCTCGTTATACTTTATTCTACCAATGAGCGTACGCATCATAGAGGTACGATAAGCAGACTCAAAATAATTAGCCAAAGTATCAAACGGGTCTTTGTAATACTTCATCATTTCAACGTCATACTGAAATACCTGACGTTTTAACAACGAAGATACTTTATTTTCATCATCTGCCCGACGCTGATAACGACCAGTAATGTTATCAATAATTTCAGCCTTTAATTTAGCGGATTGTTCTTGTGTGAGTTTAACAGGCTTGCCATCTTTACCAGTTGTCGCTTTACGATAGGTTCTATCAACTAATTTAGTAATGTCAGAACGCTTGTTCGGATTACCAAAGTAATTTTTATTAAGCCCATCATAATTTTCTACAGCCATAGGGAAATAATTCTCTACACCAAACAAATCAGGACTAAGGCCTTTTGCAATCAATTCGTTTTTGGTTGCTGGCAATTCTTTCACGCACCAATCCCACGCTTCGGCTGCTTTCTTGCCGCATTTGCGTTCAAGTAAATCGCGGACTTCTTTATAAGAGTTTTTACCGCCATTACCGAGAGCAGAGTGTATTTGCCAATACTCAATCTTTGTTAAGAATTTAGCATCACTAGCCTTGTACTTTTTCCCGTTTTCTTCAATAGCATTAGTAATAACACCAATAGTGTCTTTTGCTTTCAAAGTACGGCTAACCATCTTATACATTTCTTTGTTGATTAGCGAGCCGAGTTCCGGAGATACCGCCTGTGCTGCACTATCAATAGATTGAACAAGTCCGTAGGCAGCATTTTTAATTTCCGTTTTAGTGTCTTTTACTTTATAAGCATCATAATACTGCTTAATGGTTTTAGGCGCTCTAGCGGGCAATTTTGACGCACTAACAGGGCGTTTAGATTCTTCTTTGCCCCAACTCCAATAATACACATCTTCGTCAGATATTTGCCCCAAGAAATCTTTGCTCTGTGCGAGGTCGCTTTTTACCGTAGAATCAACAAGTTGATTAATTGCTTGCGTCTTTGCGGTATTTGCAATATCCATCGCAATAGAATGAACCATTAGAACATTATTTGCTTTTGCAGCAGCCTCTAACGCAGCCTTAAACATATCTTTGTTAGGCAAAGCAGTATTGTCTAATAATTCTAATGCTTGGTTAGCAACTCTTTCGCTAGCACCTTTTACATCGTTAAAATCAGCAGTTTCAAACTTTGCAACGCTTGCCAAAGCATCGGCTTTTTCAACTAAGTCAGCCAAAGAATTGTTGGAAAGAATATTCTCGGTATCTTTGGCGACATTAGCCTTTTGCTCTTTAGATAGATTTGTTCTGTCCGACCGGTTGTTTAACAAGGAGCCATCAACGCGTTCTGTGTTTGCATTGTTTAAATTATTTACAGCAGCAAAAGCAGCCGTTAATTCAGGATTGCTGGCTTTTCCATCATTAATAAATCTATTCGCTTGGTCTAACAATGTTTCTTGGAATTGTCTTTCTGTCGGCAACTCACCATTACGTTCCATTGTATTACGCAAAGCATCATACAGATTTTTTAACGGGCTACCGTTAGGCAACAACCCCAACTTTTCAAGCGTTAATCCTTCTGCCAACACTTTCGTTAATGCAAAATGTCCAACCTCGTGAAAAGCAGTTCCAGTACGAGGGTCAGACACAACGGCAATATTTTTGTCAGAAGAATAGACGCCAGCAATATTATCTTTAGAGTCAATTTCTTCGCCAAGATATTGTAATTGTTGTAATTGTTTACCTGTCGGTAATTTGTATAACTTCTTGAGCGCTTTTTCACGAATTTGTTCAGGAGTTAACGTAACGCCTTCGGATACTCCGATACCATACGCTTCGTTAATTTCGCTTTGGCTTGCGCCGCGTTCACGCATAACAGCCATAGCCATATAATCATCAAGGCTATAATCTTGTTTTACGGCAAATTCTGAATTGTTTAATACTTTCTGTTCGGAATCTTGCAAGTACGCAAAATTTTGTTGCAATCTTACGGCTTCTGGACCAGCGTCAGAAGCCCCGCACAACATTTGCCTGATTTGAGCGTCATTGTTTTTTGCATCTTTCATCAAACCGACAATTTCTTCGGCTTCTTGACGTCTTTCCATCGCAGTACCATCTTCACGCTTCTGAATGCTATTTACAGCAGGTTTAAATACTTCTGGAATATCTGCATCTCTGCCGCGCAAATGTAATACTTGCGTATTAATAATTTGCAAATTCATAGCATCTAAAATATCCGAAACGCTTACAGACGGATTGACGTAGGTGGAGTTATATAACAAGCCTTTAATAAAGCGAACGGTTAAATTAGCCTCTGGTTCAGCAATACCAGCATCTGTTAAATCTTCTTTAAGTTGCTGTTCGGCTACTTTCCATTGAGCGGCGTGTCTTTTAGACCAATCTTGGCTTGATAATTCAGCAGCCAGTTCTTTACTGACACCTTTCGCCTGCAAAGCCTTATTCAATTCTTCAGCGTTCTTTTTGGCAGCAGCATTCGTTGCATCAATATGTTTTAACGAGGTATCAATAACTTTATCATACTGTTCAGCAACAATGCCACCGTTATATTGAGCATTAATAATAGCAGATACGGCTCTCCAACCATTTTCTAATTGCGCTTTACTGGCATTTGGAGAGAATGTTTTCGCCTTTTCAGTATATACACGATAGAGGTCTTTGATTTCAGAATAATATACTTCTTCGGCCTGTTGTACTTGTTTCTGATATGCCTCCATATGATTAGCAGGCTTTTGCTCAGTTTGTTCAACAGGCTTCGCTTGTTCCGTAGCCTCTTGCGTTTGTTCTTCTGTTTTAACAGGCTGAGTTTCGGCAGGCTGGTTTTCAGTATGCTGAGAATCTTTAACTTCAGATTGAGTTTCTTTAACTTCTTTTTTAGTTTCAGCCTTCGGTTCTAATTTTACATCACTTATGGTTTTCGCATCTTTTGCCGCTTCAGCAAGGTCTTCTTCTACACGTTTTGCAGCACGCCGATATCCTTCAGTACGGGCTTCAGCAGAGATGCCATCAAGTTTTGCTACTTCTCTTGCAGAAATACCAGTAATCCAACCAGCGGCTCTTTCGGCCCCACCACGGATACCTCTTGCAAAGAATCCACCGCCGAGAGCGCCACCCAACATAGACATACCGATTTCTGTCATAATATCACCGAACTGTTTATCAGTGATACCAAATCCTTCGGTAATAATGTTTTCGCCAATAGTCTGCGAACCTTCTTGCAAGGTTTCAGGAAATACGTCCCGAATAATAATATTGCGCAAGAATCCATCACGAGCCATTAAACGATTAAATCCCTTGAAACCAGCAAATTCAAGACCGCCCTCAATAACGCCAGCATAAAACCCAGCAGCATTAGCCGTATCCAAATCTTTGCCAGCCAATAATGCTTGCGTTCTAATGCGGTTATATTGGGCTAAAAAGGATTGCGAGAATATTGAAGTGTACCCCATAGCGGAAGACGCGCCAAGAGCCATTTGTGCCGCTTTTGGAGCAAATGCTCTAATGGCAGCAGACCCAGCACCAGTAAGTCCTCTTACGCCTTGCCCAGTAACAAAAGAAAAAGCAACGCTACCAGCAACATCACCAGCAAGAGATGACAATTGCCCAATAGTGCTATATTTATCACCACCACGTCTTTCAGGAGCCAGATATTTGCGCAAGAAAGAAGCAACTGGATTGTCTTCATTGTCTGAACCTTGCTCGTACAGTTCTTCAATCTTCATATTGCGCTCGTTATCTTTTCTGGCGCTCATCAAATCTTGGTACTTTTCAACAATTTTTAAAGCGTTTTCAGATAACGGTTTTCCGTTTGCATCTTTCAATGAAGATAATTTTGCATAACGAATATCTCTGTCTTGACCAAGTAATGCTTTATCATAGTAACCCTGTATTGCTTCCATAGCAGCAATTTTGTCAGGGTCAGTATCTGGAATTGCAGAGATATAACCTTTCCACGCTTGTTCTACTAAATTGTGTTTTTGAGAAGTGATGGCGTGCGAAATGTTTAATACCTGCGAACCAAAAGAAGACCCAGCCTGAACGGTCGCTTCCACAGGAGCGCTAATTGCTTGAGCAAGTTTAGAGCGCTGGTCGTAACTTCTAGCAAAATCAGGAGCCATCGTTTCATACAACGCGGTAGCATCTGCTTTTAACTTTTCTTCATTCTGCGATAATGCTTGTTGCTCGGCTTGCGTTGTGATAAATCCTTGTTTATCAACAACAACAGTAGCAGGTTTTGCTTTTGCAGCATTTGAATAATCAACACTTTGATTAGCACCGCTACCAAAAGAAATAACTGGATTATTAGGGTCTGCCCCAGCCATAATACTTTCAAACCCTCTGGCAGTAATACTGTTTCCTAAAGGATTGTAAGGTGCTTGCTGTTCTTGCACTAATTGTTGCATTTTATTATCTTGGTTCGTATCCATTTGTTATATCCTATTAATAATCAGTGTAATCAGAGTACTCGTATCCTTCTTCGCCTGTCAATAAATTATATTGTCCGCGAGTATTTTTTTGTTTAATAGTGCCTTGTCCATCTTCAATACCGTATATTACTGGAGAATTGTTACCAGCCGATAACGTGGCTTCTTTCAGTTTGTTGGTATTGTTATAATCTCTAACTCTGGCGTTCAACTTATTTAATCTTTCCTCGGCGGCCTCTCTGGATAGTCTAGCATATTTCTCCATATAATGATTAGCCATAGTATATACGTCTTGTGCTTGATAAAATGCACCAGCCGCAGGATTAGTAATGCCACCTAACACTTTTGTAGCACTTTGAATATTATACTCAGGCTGTACATCAATAAAGTCTTTTAATACTTGCTGGCTATTATTTAACACCTGTATAGGCTTGCCGCTAGCATCTCTAGCAACTTGTAATCCGATACGAGATAATTGTGCATCAGACAAAGAAGTAGCAGCAGCAATAGACATAGACATAAGAACATCATTCTTCACTCTGTTGTCTAACGAGTCAAAAATAGTGGCATCAGAGTATCCATTCTTTTTAAGTGTCTGTTGTGCGGCAATACGCATTTTTTCCATAGTGCCAACATAAGACGTGAAGGGTTGAGCATCAACGTTTCTGCCACGGACCGCGTCCCACTTTCTAGCAAACCAACCACGGTCATCATACATTTTACTGAGCATACCAGCAGAAATATAATCAGTTACTTCTTTGGAATTTGGAGTAACGCCTTGTAAAAATCTATTCTTAATAGCATTAGAATAGTTTTTGTCTTGCACCATACGTCTTAATTCACTAGACAAACGGGTATATAATTCTTGGTTATTCTGCATCGTGGGTTTAGTTAGAATGTAATAGCCTTTTGTGGCAGCCTCTTTTAATTCGGCTCTACTCGCTGACGCTTTCCATTGTCCATTTGCTTGGTTCCAGATAACACGAGTGTTATTACCAGCCTTTAGCATAGACAACAAATCCATAATAGCCGTTGGATTATATTTATTAGTATCATTACGAATTTCTTGTTGTTGCGCCCTAAATGCGTCCAAAGACTCTTTATCTGGAGGAACACCAAGAAAGTCAACAATATCATTCTTGTCTAACAACCCAGCAAGACCCTTATTAGCCATATCGGTAATAAGATAGTCTTTAAAGGCCCTGTCTGTTTCTGCAATCGCTCCATATTGTCCAGCAGACAAAGAACCATTTGCGGCCTTTGTCGCAGATAACAATTTCAGTTTGTTGTAACGCTCTAACGGGGTTAAATTAGGCGCTAATTGTTTTGCCAATGCTTCATTATATTTATCACCCACCATACGGAATTTTTCTGAGTCTTTTGCAAATTCATAATCAAGTTGCTGGTCTTCATATTTGCGAGCAAGTTTTACCATATCAGCGTGTTGCAGGGAGTTGTTTGCACCTAAGCCATAAATAAAGTTCAATACAGAGCCATATCCATTAGACGAATCGGCAGCCAATGTTTGAGCGGCCTGCTCCGCGGCTTTGTATTGAAATTCTTGTACTGCAGCAGTAATAACTTCAGCAGAAGCGCCTTTCTGCGTGTATCTATTTACAATATCATTTGCTCCATCAGCAACAGCCATATCAAATGCGGCAATATTTGCATCGTTTTTCAATAACGGGCTGACAGAAGTTGCCGCTATATTTGCGCTATTTTGTTTGCTGGTTTCTAGGGATAAGTCTTTTGCTTTGTCATCTTGACCGAACACATACGCTTCGGTTTGAGATGCGGCATTCATATTATAAGAATTGATACGCTGCCTAGCGTTTTCACGGATATCAGCATCTTTGATTGCGGCAATTTGCGACAAGAACTTCTGATGCATAACATCGGCTTCTTGATAATATTTATCACGAAACGCAACGGCATCATTTAATGTTTTCTGATGCAGTTGCGTATCTAACTGCTCGCGACCAGCCAAGTATGCGTTCATAGCATCTTGTGCTTGCTGTTGACTATCTGCACGCCGTTGTGCTATTTCAAACTTTTGTAATTGGTTACCAACATTATTTAGTTTGTTGATAGTATTAAAAGCAGGAGCCATAGCCTGTTTAATCATATCGCTAGCATCTAACGCCTGTCCAGTAGCAACATTAGGCGTTTTAACTTGTTTCTGTAAATCACTTTGAGGAATAGGCATTATTTAGCACTCCCAAAAACATTAATATTTAATCCAGAGCCACTTCCAGCAGCCTTGCCACCGAAATACATACCAGCGGCATCTAATGTAGTGTCTGCTAGAACTCTGCCAACTGCCTTCCAGCCAGACGTACTTTTGCGAATACGGTCTTGCATTTTGGCAGCATATTCCAATCTAGATGCTTCCATAGCCGCAGCCCTGTTCGTTTCAAATTGTTGTAAAAATGCGCTTCTATTTAATCCTTCAACGGCGGCTTCTGTTTTTAATCTGGTATCACGCAACAAACGCTTATCACCAGCAGACACATCAGTAAAACCAGAAGCACCAATAGCAGTAATTTGCTGTCCTTCTAACGCTCTACTCTGGTCATATATATTCCAAACTTGCTGTCCAATTTCCTCGTTCATATATTTATTCTTCTGTACGGCGGCCTGTTGTACCATTCTCGCTTGAGAACGATATGCACTTGCCTTTGCTTTTGCAACCTGATTTTCCATATACACAGAAGCAGTATTACTTATAAGGCTAGCACCGATTTGTGCAACAGCACCCCAAGGAATAGCACTTCCGCCACCACTTGCTGCTTGAGAAGTAGCATTGTTAGCGGCTGCTTGGGTAGGGTTGTACTCCAATCCACCAAGAGCAGAAGCAGTAGAACCGCTACCAAGACCACTCCAATAAGAAGAATTAGCAACAGGAGTACCACCTATTGAACCAACATTAAATCCAGTGTTTCTATAACCACTTAATAAATTGTTTTGAATTATATTCATAATCCCTCTGCAAAATACACATAAAATCTGACACCATTAATATCAGCACTGGCATCTTGTCTATGCAATCCAATCATTTCATTAATTCGCATAGCCTCTGGGTATTCAGACGAAGTCATAATATATACGCCGTGTTTAAAGCGTTTACGCTCAATGTCTAATAAACGCTTACAGGCCTTTGTATATGCTAGTGGGTACTTATCTGCCCATTTAGTAGAAAACAGCCAGATATCGCCGATTTGACGGTATGGTTGGCCTGTTAGCACTCTTTGTCCAGCGCATAACAATAATTTTTCACCATAGAACACAGATTTCGGCTCTATGCTCTTATCTATCATATACATTAATAAAGATTTCGCAGTTGTTTTAATAGCAATAGCAACCGTGTTTAGTTCCTGTAAATCTTTTTCACGAATATTCTTTAACAGGACAGGAAGGTCATTGTAATATCTCAATATGGCTAGTTTATCTGTTCCCATAATCAATCTCCAGCATTATGTTTTCAATAATCATTGGATATGGTTGCTCTTGGACGAAACTGACGCTTCCTTGCATATCATATCTACTAGGCATTAAAACACTTTTCTTGCCAGTTGTCAAAACAGTTTCATTGTCTATCGTTTGATTTACATCTTGATAGTTCGGCAACAAGTGTTCACTACCGAGCACACCTACTTTAAAACCATAACTATCGGAATACTTGAAATGGACTTTAAACGTCTTGCGCAGATTATATGTAGTAGCAGACCCATCTTGCAGCATTGTAACGGGTGCTAGCAAAGCGGCGTGAGATTTGTAAGCCAAACCGACATATACCGTTTTGGCTGGACGTGCCAACTTAATATTGCCATTTTCACGAACAATAGCCTTGTATTTATTTACAGTGTCATTAACAACAACTTCCGAACCTACGGGGAACGCAACGTTAATAGTTTCTACTTCTGTATCATTGTTGTATACATTAACAGAGTCTGCATAGAAGTTATTAGTCATACGCTCAATTTGCATACCATTTTCAGTATTTACAGTAATATACAAATCTTCCTCACTGCCACGCGGCATAATGCAAATATTCTTAATATGATATTTGGCGTGTTTCCATTTAGACCAAGCCAAGATGTTCTGCTCAGGGAAGAACTTTAATACAAAAATTTCGCCCTTTTCGGTTAAGAAATAACACTCTTTCTCGTTAGACGAATATGCTGTAGAGATAATTTTTTCGCCTTTAATAATTTCGTCTAACAATACAGAAATATCTTGCGCTTCATAAGTATCTGTTTCAAATGAATACTGGAACGCTCTAACAGTATGTTCAGAGGTATCAACGAACATAATCATATTACCAGCAACAATAGGCAACGGTTTAGCACTACCGTGAGCAGAATATTGTTTTAAGAACTTATCTTTTTGTGTTAAAGCACCAGAAGAACCAATACCGAACTCTCCGCCAGCGGTAAACACAAAGAAACTCTTTAAAGTAACGATATTAACAATTTCGTTTACTTTGTAAGACAGTAACGACATATTAATCGGGTCATCGTCATTTACCGCAATAGGCTCATAAAAGTCCCAGAAGTCATTGGTTTTAGAACCATACAGGTTATAATCTTTGCCAAAGAATAAACGGTTCTGGTAAAATCCAACTGATTCAGGCCAGCCAGCAGAACTAGAAAAAGCAGACAATGTCCATAAGTAAGTTGAATATGTACCAGAGAAACAAGAGTTTTTAATAGCGACGCAAGTTGCTTTACGCGCAGAATCTATTTTATCAATACGAAAATAAACATTTACTTCGTTTCCATCTGTGTTAAAATCAAAATGCAAAGCACCGGAGCCAGTAACCGCAGTTACAATACGAAATTGTACTACATCATATCCATCAATCTTGCCAGCAGAATTATCGTTCGTTGGCTGGTCTTGGTTAGAGGAAGAAACAGTTCTAAACGATTTCCATTCACCATCTGATTCTGCAAAATATTGTAATGTCAAAGTTCCAGCCCAATTACCACTTGTGACTAATCTCCAATTGGGGCCACAATATCCAGCATCATAGGTATTATTCCCAGCGTTCGCAGATGATTTCACTTGAGCATCAATTCTTTTTCTGATAGAAAAAACATCGCCAACTTGTTTGTTGTTAAAAAAATCAAAATCAGACGTAACATCAAATTGAGCAGTTGTAGATGATGTAAAGAACGGATATAACGCACCGCTGGAATAAGTTGTGGGCAAACGATAAGAAACTGTATAATCCAGTTTAAATATATCTACAGTGGACCAGACGCCCGGGTCTTTGTAAACGCATAATCTGGTGTTATTATCATACCAATTCACTGTATGAGTATTGCTTTTAAACTCAATTCCACCAAAAAGAAATTTGTCACTTGAACCAGCAGTAACACAATCGTTATATATTTTAGCAGATATTTTATTCGCTGCTTCTATCATTAGATTTACACCAGTTGTATCACTGGTGCTGGCTGCTATTTGAGCCAAATCTTCGTTACTCAATTCATATTTCTCTTTTAAAAATGGATATACAGACCTTGCTTCTTCCGAAAATGAAACAGCAAAAGGAATAGGGTTCCATTTTGCTTCAGCAGCAGCATTCCTAGCATATTGCATATTACCAAGTTTTGTTATTTTAAGTTCTATAGGCTGTGCCGGAGATGTAACTTTTTGGTCAATAATACAATTGTTGCCTGATACAGAAAAAGACGTTTTTGCGCTACTGGCAATCAATCTGTTTAAACTACTCACGACATCTTCTTTGTTTAAAAAGATTTTTAAACTATTCGCGTATGTCGTGCCAGCATAAACGCCATAGGAAACATTAGTGTACAAAGCAAGACTTCCTTCGGTAAACTTAAAAGCATCTGTAGCAATCGCACGCCAAGCGTTTTCAGAACCTTCGCTAGTAGTCATTGTCAAACGCTGTTGTTTATTTTTATTTTCATCACCTAATGGATAAATAGTTGTGTCAAATCCAGTTATTTCCCAATCGGTGCCTTCTGTGTTTTTGCGTTTAATTTCAAAAATGCCTTTACTCGGAATTGTTAAAAAGATAATATCACCAGATTGTGCATATTTCAAATCTTCATCAGCAGGAAACGTAATTGACGTGTTCCAAACCTTAATAGAACCATTTGTATCTAATATAGGCGCACCATCTTTGAATACGCGCATATATCCTTGCCCGAGTTCCAATAAAAACGCTTCTCTATTGTTAAACACGAACGACAACAAGCGAATATTATCATTTGGCAAATTGTTTTTAGTGTTTGCTACTTTTACAAAACCAGTTCTGTTTTGCATAGCACCAGTAGAAAAGAAACGCATATTGTCGGCAACCTTAAACCATTTGCCGAATTTATCCATATCAACACGTTCATCTAACTTCTGTGATACAAGGCCACCCAGAAAAGAATAGTATTGTTTATCTGCGTTCATCGTTACCTCCGTGCATAGCAAGCAACTCATTTTCTTCTTCACACATAGTGATATAGGCTTGAGGATTAATTAACATAATATCATTGAATATTTTTTGCCCAACGGCTTGCATACCGTTTTGATAAGCCGCCACGTTCCCTTTTTCAGAGAATGCGTTTTCAAATGTCTTACAAAATCCTAAGAGTTCAGACATATAGAAACGGAAGTCTTTGTTCTTTAACAACCCTTCTAATGCGGTATCGTGTTTATGCGACAGAATGCCCAGAAATTTATTCTGGGCTATTCTAGTCTTTTCATTTTCGTCAAAGATGTCAGCCATATATTATAATCCACCTTGTTGGGGATACGCCTCCGGAGGAAGCGTACCACCCTGTTCAACCACTTGTTGACCCAACACAGAAGCAGGGTCAAGTTTGGCTTTGGAAGCGTCTTTCGCAATCTTCATCTGTTGCGCCTGCACTTCCAATTCTTGCGCTTGTTGTTGAGCGTTTGCTTGCGCTTCACGCAACTGCGCCACTTGGTCATCGGAATTCAGTTTAGACACATTGCCTAACCGTTCCGCTACATCTTTGATTATAGCATCTTCGTTAATATAATCCAAAGCACCAGGTTTAATTTGGCCCAACGCGGCAATATACTGGATTAACTCTTGGATAGAAGATACTTCAGCCATACGCTGCGCTTTGGCAATAGACGACATAAACTCAATGCCAATGTCTTTGATTTCAAAGCCAGTAAGACCTTCTAACAAGCCTCTGCGGTTGCAAATATCAATCACACGATTAAAGATTTGCGTCAGGCCAGCCTTTGCCTGTAAATAAATTGGGGCTAATAAAGTCATCTGTTCACGAACGATAGCCGATACTTCTGTAGCAGTTCTGTTACCAGTTTGCTGTTGCGCAAACAGCATAAGAATATCAGCCATACAGATACGTCTAATCTTCTCTAATAAACGAGTTCGGCTATCTTCTAACTCTGCAATATGCGGAGTAACACGATACATTTCAGCAACCACTTTGGTTGGGTCTTGGTCAGTATAGAATCTAGCACCAGGCAATACGGGCTTTTTACCCAAAGAAGTATGCAAAGCCAATGCAGGGTTAGCCAAGTAGGATTTGTTAATGTTAAGACATTTTGCAGTGTATTGCAATTCTCTAACATCACCTAAAATCTTCTCGCCAACACCAATAGGATAAACAGTTCTTATATTCTTGCGTTCCCAATCAAACGCTACCAGCGGATTAGAATAAAAGCCACTTTTACGCAAATACATAGAACCGCCGTCTTTGCTGTCTGCCAACCAATACAAATCAACAAATTTAAATCTGTCACCAACAATACCATCTTTCGGGTTCGGGCAGATTAGATGGTTTACTACAAACTTGGTTTCATAATCACCATTTTCGTAGGCAGTAATAACTCTGTCCGGTAATACGTCTTTACCAAATGCATTTACCATTTTATCTGCGGTCATAGAAAAACAGCGAGCAATTTTATCGTATTCGCCATTTTCATTAATGCCCAAATAATATTCGCCAACAGTTAATGGATTGAAGAATATGAAATCATAATCACGTTCTTCCACCAACATTACACCGATACCATATCTAACCCATTCAGAAATAACAGAACGCATAGCAGTATAGAAGTTACTTTTGGCAAACATATAATACAGAAACTCACGCACGTTTTCCAATCCTTGTGCGAGAGTATAATAATCCATATGCATATTGCGCTTTTTGGTTTTATCAATAGTTAAATCAAACCAACGAGAGGCAGGGTTAATCAACCCACCATACAAACCTGCGGTAGTGGTATCTAAATAAGAAGCAGGCTCACTGTCCAGTTGTTTCTTATAATCAACAGACAGGTTCTCTGCTTCATCAGACTCGCTAAATACACCAGTTCCAGGCGCAAGTAAGTCGCGAATGTCTTGATATCTGTTCTTCCTTTTTTCGTAAGTTTTTTTCAAAGAATCAAAAATTCTCTGGTATAAGTTTCTGTTTGCTTCCATTTTAATCTCCGAGTTTAGTTCCGGATTGTTGAGTACGAGTTAAAATTGTTCTTCTAATTGCAGACATTTTGCTTTCATTAGAGTCTTCAATATTTCCAACATTTTCAGTATTCGTGGGAGCCTTACCGGCTTCCATCTTTGCTAGACGTTCTTGTTCTTTTTGCTGTTTTTTAGCAAGTTTACGCTGTTCGTGCGCTTCGTGCGAGTCAAGACCTGATTTTACGGCTGTTGCGCCTATTAGTGCTAATCCTACACCCATAACAATCTCCATCTCATTATGATAAAAATATAGGGGTACACGCATATTATTGCGCATACCCCCGAAACGAATACCAGTTATTTTACAAACGGGCCATTCGGAATAGCATCGGTGATACCGCAGGTAGCAACACCAGAAGTTACATCTCCGGTAAGCGTGGCTTTCGCGTTCACGAATTTACCCAAGTCGTGCGGCAACGCAACAGCCATTAAACCTTTGGCGAGTTCATCAGCCGTAGCGGATTTCGTCGCAACAACAGTGGTAGCACCAGCAGCGGTGTCACCCGTCATTACTTCCAGTTTAACAGCCGTAGGGCCAACAGGCAACGTGCAGAACACGAAGGAACGACCATAATCAGAACCGTTCACTTCAATAGCCGTACCCGTAACGGTTTCAGTTTTGTTTTCAAAAAACAACAGAGATTTATCGGTCATCATATTCTATCTCTCTCCTTAGCCTTAGGCCACCACCGCTTCGGTTTCAACGATAGCATCTTCGGCTTTAATGTGGATACCGTCAATAATAAGGTCGTGGTTCGCATAACCCTGATTGCCGGAGGAAGTCATATTGTTATTCTGGAAAACGGTTACACCGCCAGATTTCATATAACCCAAGCGCAAGGCGTCTTTAACGTGGCGAGAAGCATAGGCCACCAACTTGCAGTTTTCCAAGTTATGGATTTGGCCTACCGCTTTCATAAAGTTGTTATACAACTTCTTCTGCGCGTCATCGGTGGTAAGAGTGGACAGTTCAATGTTGCACACGCGAGCACCGTATCTCCAATCCTGCACACCCAAGCCCAACAGCCATTCGGCCTGCTCTTTGTAGCCGGGGAACGTACCACTTTCTCCATCGGGAAGGTCAATCGGGCCGTTAGCAGAATAATCATACGTCTTAATACCAGCACGAGTGCCTTTCGGGAAGAACGTAAAGATTTTGTTCGGCGCCCAACCAATCAAATAGATGGACGATTGTTTATTCGCGGTAGTACCACCATTGTTAATTACGTTGTCCGAAGTTTTAGCACCAGACAATTTGCCATAGCGTTTAGCAAGGCCGACGAAGGCTTTTTCATTTTCAGCGAGAGAGCCGTAGATGATTTTAGAAGCGGCTTCTTGGGCCATAGACTCCAAGCGGTCACGCATCATTTCAGCACGGACTTCTTTCACTTTACCGCCTTTTTCAGCGATGGCAACGTCTACCATAGAAACAGCAGACATACGACCAAACGTTTCTTTCACAACGGTGGTAGAGCCTTTAGTCGGTTTTACGCCTTCATAAGCACGGCGCCACACAACAGCAGGCAAGCCGTTCTGCACAGCGTATTCGTGGCCGGAGTCAGAGTTAGATTCTTTAACTACGGCGTCCCGAATAATCGGGTCATTTTTATCCAATTCACGCACAATCGGGAACTCTTTCCCATCGGGCATAAACTGTTTAGCATAGTCATACAAGTTGTATCCAGACATAGTTCAGTTTCCTTGTTTTTAGTTTTTATAAAAATCTTCTAATTCTTTCATCGTTGGAGTAGTTGTCGCACTAGGGTTCACGGAAGCCTTTTCAAGCACTCTGTCGCCAACTTCCTTTAAAAATCCCAACGTGGCAGGGGCATTTGCTGCACCTGCGAGTTCCAGAAATTCTTTGAATTTACCGGATTTATCTAATTCTGCCAGTACGCGTCCAGCATTTGTTTTTACATTTTTCAGATTTTCGCCATAGGTCTTGGTGTTTTCTTCTTCCCAAGATTTCTGCAAAGCAACAAAGTCATCGTGTTGCTTTTTGATGGCATCAAATTGCAGTTTAGCAACTTTCTTAGCCGTTTCCACCGGAATCTTATTTTCCAAGCATAATTCTTTGAAAGACTTTTGCAGGTTAGCGTCTATCTTAACGCCTCCTTCCTCAACAAGTCCCAAATCACCATAATCTTCAATTTTGAGTTCAGGTTCTTGTGCTTTGGCAGGTTCCGTGGTTTGAGTGGTGGGTTCAGCAGTTGTAGTCTGCGTAGTATTTGCAGTGGTAGTCTGCGTAGCATCACCAGTAGTAGGGTTATTCGGCTCCGTAGCAGTCGTTTGCGTAGTGTCTGCCGTGGTAGTAGCCGTTTGAGTATCCGTTTCGTTTTCAGGCATATTTTGCTCCATTAATTAACTATTTAGTTTATTTTGACATTTTAGTCAAATTAATACTGCAAAGAATCATATTCAATTTCAATATGTTTTTCACATTCTTCGCAATATGCGCTAATTCTATCTATGTCCATCAACTTATGACATTGTATGCAATAATTCTCATTAGACAGATTAGCCAATTTGTTAGGCTTCTTTACACCGTGTTGCTTTAAAGCCTTATAGTGACAGGCTCTACATTCTTTTGAATGAGGACCCATCGGTTTACCGCATATCGGGCAAGACTTTTTGTTTGTCATATTAAGTCCAGTGTATCAATATTTTCCATAGATTGTACAGAATATTCACCGCCGTCATCTATTTCTATACCGCGGTCATTTTTAATCATTTTGTCTTTAAACCCAGCAAACGTAAGAGCAACTGCATCTGCTCTATCTGGAGAGTGGCCCAGTTTCTTACGAATGTCATCTTTGGGACCTAAGGCAATCTTGCCGTCATCAGATTTGCGCAAGTTGTATTCAATGCATTGTAATTCACGTTTCAACTCAACCACTTCATTATCTTTAGGGTCGCCTAAATAACCACCGTCTTGCAACCAATCACGCAATTTATAATACATCTCTGCACGCTTGTTTAGACAATTACAGGTGTCCATCAAAGACTTACCACCAAAGTCAACGGGAATTATATTTTCGTTCATAATACGAGCCATAACAATAACACCCTGTCCATAACCGGAGTCGCAATAGGCTCTCTTTGCGCCGTGTTTGCGCTTAAACATAATAAATCGTTCAGCGAGGTCTCTAGGGTCTTTAATATCACGATATACGCGCATTTCAACGATTTCACGGCCTCTGCGAGCAACTGCACAGGCAGAGTCTTTACCACCACCGTTAGGGTCAAAGCCAACAACCGTTTCCCACATATCCGTTTCTTCAAACGGAGGCTGTACAGTGTTTCCATACACTTGACTTCTGGTAAAGAATGCTTTCATACCACCTGAACGGTCAGGGTATCCTAACCACACACGATTAAACTCATCTACGGTTAAGCGTTTTCTGTCCATTTCACGTTCTTCAAACAGTACGCTGGTAGCAAACTCGTTTGTGTCTGCGTTAGCATATATAATTAAACGCTTTTCATCTTCAAAGATATGTTTAGTGTAAATATCATCTCCAACATCGTAACAAGCAAAGCGCCATACAGGGTCTTCTTCTAATACCCTGTTGAATGTGAATATCAGTTCAGACCCTTCTTTACGGATTGTTTTTGATACAACGTTCAAAGACTCCATAATACAGGCAGACGCTTCTTCTACCCAGAGAATATCAAAATCTTCGTAAGCCTTTAACCGCTCTGGCGAATAGGTAGAGCCTGAACCCCTAAACCCCTTAAACATAAAATAAGACCCAGTAGCCAAACAGGTAATGTCTTGGTCTGTAATCTTAAAGTATTCATTAAGTCCGTACAAGTCAATCAATTCAACGAAAACGTGCTGTACAGAGTCAGCAATAGAGTTCTGTGTTTCTCTGGCGCACCATATACGCAATTTCTCTCGCATAGCGCGTATTAGAATGTATCTGGCAACATTATGCGTGTTGTGGGTTAGTGTGTAGAAATTCTTGTCTGCAACATACAGAGAGTCTTCGTTAGACACACGAATACACCGTATTTCTTTCTTTCCAATGTACTCAATACCAGACAATATGCGCTGTCCGTATTTAGTGTCTTTAATAGGGCTATATTCATTAATCTCGTGGCTGTACTTAAACGTATTAAATGGCAAATAGATATTTACTTCAATCGTACCATCACTATCTATCCGTTTCTTTGCAACGCCACCTAAAGAGCAAACTAAACTGACAACATCTTTTGCCAGTTGCTCACTGGTGGTATGGTATTGCGGAGAAACATAATCTCTGCCGATTCTGCGGTCCAATCTGCCATCTCCGTCCATTAAGCCGTGCAGTAATTCTTTTCTGGTTTCGTAATCAGCCGTAAAGAAACATTCAGGTATGAATTTATGTTTTGCTGTCTTGTGCCCGACATTATTTTGCAGAAATAATGACAGGTTATGATTTGTAGAATAAGTATATTGGCTGACTCCGTCTTCTCTGGTGCGCTTACTTTTGTATTCCGTAGTATCCAAATATGCTTTAACAAAAGGCTCTTTCTTAGATATAACCGCTCTCTTTACAGACCAACTACCATCAGCCAGCCATAAACCCACCAAATAGGCGTTTACAGCAATCTTTTTGCCTTCTGTGATACACACCAGTGGTAAATGCCATCTGTAATAATCTTTGGGCTGAATATGCAAAATATCATCTGTGGTAATTATTCTGCGCTTCTTATCCGTTTTGGAACGGGTATAATCAAATGCCCAAATATGCGTCGGGTCAGTATCCAAATAAGAACCATCAGAGAAATGCACTCTGTATGTATCCAACATACCACGGTCATATATACCGGTAATATGTTGGAACTTACCATCAGAACCATAGACCATATCTTTCATAGTCAGGTCCCCAAAACGTTTCAAGCCATCTTTTGTCGGGATAATCATATCTACGGGATTACCACGACCGCCTCCGCGCCCACCGAAGAAGGCTTTAATACGCTTATGCTTCCAAATAGGCTCGTATATCTTAGCCAAACGAATATCACACGATTTTGTCGTCTTTTCCATATTTCACGTTTATCTGTATCGGGATTATGTTATTCGGTATCTGATTTTTATTGTTGCGTATTTCGGTGAGTTTATCAATACGAGCAATCTCTGCTAATCTTGTGTTAATACGCATATTATCTCTTGTATTCTGACCCATCTTCTCTCTGTCTGGCATATCCGCAATACGCATAGCCTCAATAGATAGTCTATTCTTTCGCCACTCTCTGGCGTCTTCTTCCATTTCTTCCAACGCTGGATATTGTTCTTTCCACCTTCTCCAAGTAGAGTGAGAACACACGCCTTTAATAGAGTCTGTAATAGACTTACCTTTACGCAACCGACGGCTAATCTTTTCAATATCTTCTTGGTCAGGCACTCCTTTCTGTATACCCCTGCGCAAAGCCCAAGCCTCTATCTCTTTCTTTCTTTTTTCAACCAACTCTTGCATAGCCTGTTGCTTAGCCAGCGCAGTAGCAGACTCCTCAACCTCAGCAGGTATCACTTCAGCAGGCTGAGTATCATCTTGTATATAGTCTACTAACACTTGATTGTGTAATTGATTTAACAAATCGTTCATAACGCTATTATAAACCCTTTTTAACGCTTTGTCAATAAACCATACCCGTATGGTACCTAAAATCGCTGTATGGTACCATTTTGAGCGATTAAATGATATTTACGCGTGGGAATCATAAGCATTCTTTTAAGGCATTTATATTTAGTTTAAAAATAAAACTTTGTTTGCGATGAACGAAAATGAGAAACGACGTATGGGTGGTTTGTAATGGATAAGAGTGGAAGGAGTTGCTGTTTACACATACATAGGGTTCCCTTTTAGGAGGAAGAAGGGGGGTCGTTACCTTTGGGCCGTTGCCGTTGTCCAAAAAGAATTCTTTTTCCTATTAGTGCCCCTAGTTAAGCAACCTAACTTAATAACTAGGACATAAAATAGCCCCCTTTCGGGGGCTTGTTTTAGAAAATATCCAGCAGCCTAGGCACTGTGCGTTTTTCATCTGGCTTGCCGTCTTTGCCTTTAATAATGCGCTCCTCAAATTGCACTGCTATGGTATAGCCTTGTAGTTTAGCGTTTATTTCTTTTTCGGTTAGCGTCCATTGCTCCCCAGCGTACAATTTTAAGCCTCTCGGGCTTACCTTATAGGTGGCCTCTGTTGGCAGTAAGTCTGGCGCAATATCGTGTGCAAGGGCTGGGCTTAATGATAATACTCCAAGTTTATTTGCTGGTGTTTTGAAGCATATCCAAAGTTTATCATTTTTGGTGTAGCCTGCTTTGAAAAATTCACAAGCCAAAGGCTCCCCGGACAGCACGGCTTGGTCTTGTGCGTTATCTTTGGCCCATTGGGCTAAATACTCCGCTGTGCTTTCTGCCACAGAATAGCCGTCCATTTCGTTGTATTCATCAATTTTGATGCTGCCGTTTATTCCTTCCAATTCCATATCTCTATTTCTCATATTATTTATCCTCCGTTTTTTTGATTTTTTCTTGCACTTTATCAAGCCCGTCATTAAAGGCTTCGTTCAATAAGCCCACAGCCCGTAAGATAGGTCGAAAGAATAATACCACTAATAAGATAGTTAATGTCATTTTTTTATGCTCCTTTTATTAAAATTCATAATCTAATCCGAAATAGGGGTCATAGTCGCTGTCTTCATCAAACAAAACAGCCTCCTCGTGCATACGGTCGTAGTATTCCGCCACGGCTTTGCGGTGGAAATCGTCTTCAAATCTGTCCAGCATTTTGCTAAACTCTTTTTGTGCCTCCCTGCGCTCTTTTGCTGCTTGTGCATTTTCCCAGCGCGTAAACCGCGCTTTTTCTAAATTTTCCAATTGTTTCGGTGTCATAATTTTTTTTCCTCTCTTTTTTTTATCTAGGGGCCTTCGCTCCCCGTATCTATATAGTATCATATTATTTAATAGGCCTTTAATTGCGTAAAATTAGCCCTAATAGCGTTTTTTTCTTTTACGCAAGTGGTTCTACTACTCTGTGTGTCCGTTAGTAGCACTGAGTCGTTTTCAGTGGTTCTGTTAGTAGCACTGAGTGATTTTTAACAAACGCTAGTGATTTATTGTTGAACGGCTATGTCGCGTGTCCACTCGTTCCTCGTGTGGCTCGCTACCGCTCACTGTGGCTACGCCACTGACACGCGTTCCTTTAATATAACTACATAATATATATATATAAATATATATTAATATATATAATATCAATCAAACAGTAAGATATATATTATATATATAATATTTATATATATATATATTTATATACTCATTATATGCTGTGTTACTAACGGGGCTGTTGATAACTTCTAATCATATCAGATTATTAGTTATCCACAGGTTATCCACATTATCCACAGTTTCCACAGAAAGGCACATAAACAGCATAATAATAATAATATATATAAATATAAATATAATATATATATATATATATATAATATATAACAGCATATTTATATAATATAACAGCATATAATATATATATATATAATATATATATGCCCCCGATATATATATATATTAATAATATATATATTTATATGATATATGATATATGATAATTGTTATTATTAATTGATATATTAATATAACAGCATATAAAGAAAGAATTAAAAATAAGAAAGAAGTGATGTCTTACGAAGTTAGTCTATCCTAACATTTAAAAATAGAGAGGTTAATATGAACGAGATGTTTTTAGGTTTGTTATTTGCACAATTTATGATTCAACTGTTTGCTTACAAGCAGATTAAGAAAATACTGGATAAAATCATTAATTATCCGGTTAAAAAGCATATTAAACAAGAGTCGTTTTTATCATTCATCAAGTATGAATTTGTGATATTAAACATCTTAATATCTATTGCAGTTCTTATGTTTACATCTGCTGGTTTGATTGCAGGTGTTACAAACTTGTTTGCTTCGTTACTACTTGGTTTAGTAATGGCAATAGATGCATATAGATACAAATAAAAAAAATACGAGGTTATTATGAAAGAAACAATCTTAAACAAAATTAAAACAGCCGTAAACCGCTCTAAAATGGCCTACAATGCATTTAAAGAGTATTATGAATGGCAGAATGCCATCAATCAAGAAAAGGCCTTACAAAAGGCTATTATTGATAGACAATGGCGTAAATATGAATTAAAAGCAGCATTTAAATTTCGTAAAGATTTGTCTGCTATTAAATAATAACAGACTACCCCTCACCCGGTTTTACTCTATTTTGCCGGGTGAGTTTGATTTTAATTATTTATTGGAGGCTGTATATGAAAAAATCTATTGTAGTCCATTTTGACAAAAAAGAAATTAAAAGAGCCGTAAAGAATGGCGCTGATGAATTATATTCAATGGAGGTAAAATAAAATGAAAAAATACTTAAAAACTCCCGAAGAAGTAATTGATGCCCTTGTGGCAGGAAAAGTTGTATGCGACGAAGATAGCCAATGGAAATTATACAAAGGTTTTATTATGCGTAAAGATAATGGCTCTGATAATTGGGTAGTTAATGATTATATTCTCAGTGAGTATACTGGTCTATATATTGACGAACCAGCACCTTTTAAAATAGATGTTGGTAAGTTTTATAAAACGCGAGAAGGTAAAAAAGTTATTATCCTTGCTTATAATTGTAATAGAATAAATTATCCGTATTTGGTTGCAGAAATTGGTAAAGAAACAAAGCCTTATAGATTAAACACAAATGGTCGTGTTTATGAAAAAGACGGAGCAAATGCGTATGATATCGTTGCCCCGTGGAAATATTAAACAATATGCATTATTAAATATAATTTAAACAAAGAGGATATATGGACAGCACAGAAAAGATTTTGAGAGCAACAATTAAAGTGTTGGAAGATATTGTTGATATTCAACAAAAGACAATCAACACTTATAAACAAATATTACAGGAGGCTCAAAATGGACAACAAAGATGTAATTGCAGTAATCGGTAATCAAGATAAAGTCTTGAATTTACCCAAAGTCGGTGGTCGTAAAATCCAAATTGTTAATATTGTAAAAATGGTTAATAATGTTGGTTATCCGGTAATCTACATTGAATATGATTATCACGGAGCAAGATGGGGTTTGACTTACAAAGCAGATGACATTAAGTTAAACAAAATCTTCCCAGATGGAGTAATTAGACTCAAAGACATTGGTCGTTATATCAATGTTGAGATTGATTATTGTGATAGTAAAAATGGTCCATATCCAGCTGTATTGGGTTTAGACCCTGATGAGCAGTAATCATATACAATCACTTATAAAAACGCCTCTAATCTTAAATTAGGGGCGTTTGGAGGTATTTATGAATGAAAATAGAGATTTGTTGGCTTCATTGTTTACAACAATTAAAAGATTTAGAAAGAACAGAAAGTTTGCCGACACAATTAAAACCTTACGAAGTCAAACGCGATATTTAACCCCGATAGAAGTATTTCGTGGTTTTTCGCACGGTGAACAAGTTTTAAATATCGGTAATATGGAATATAGTGAGAGACGTTGGATTACTCCAAGAGATTATTTTGTGGATAATGTTTTAGATGTCATTAACCATAGATGCGATACATTGTACAGTAAACAAGACTATTATTTCAGAGATTCAAACAATCAATATTACCTAAAAAGAGAATACTTTATGTTGGATAATAAAGTATATCCAAAAAATAAGTTCACTTTATACAATAACTCAGCAATTCCAAAAAATAAGATTTATCCTCTTGGTGTTTTTTACAACAGTTGTAATGAAAAAGAAATGTATATAACAGCAAGAGAAAATGAAGAATTTATCTCAGTAGATAAGTTCAATAAATTGTATCAAGATAAACTAATATTTCGTTTATCAATAGAACGTAATTACACAAAATGCTTTAAAACAATCATATCTTGTTTGTTGTTTAAAGGTAAGTATCGTGTTATGTTGCCAGAAAACCGTGGTTTTTTTGGCTTTACAAAGAAAATGTTGTTAGATTGTGAATTTAGTTTGCCTAACGAATACAAAGACATAGAGCCTATTTGTATTAATCCATATAATTTTAGGATTTGGGCAAGTAGTTATTTAGATAATAGAAGCCTTGTTAACAAGATGTGGGGCGAGTTAATCAAATACAACAAAGAGTTTTGCGGTGAAGAAGGTATTGAAAAGAACTGTAAACAATACTTCAACAATCTAATTACATTTGCTAAAAAGGAGGCAGAATATGAAATTCAAAAGGATTCTTAAAAGATTAGATTTGGCATCTTGGCTAGTTTCTGTAAATAAAATGGAAAAACCAACACATAAAGTCGGATTTGTTTGGCCTACAAGCGAACCTGATAGAAAAAATTTAATAAATGCTATGAAGGCGAATTATGGAGGAATTTTTGAAATTATAAATTCTATTTGTGGTGAACAAAATTCAATAGAACCGTATGGTATTGCCAGTGTTGAGGATTTTGGCATCAGTTTTAGAACAGTTGCAAGACTATTTGCTTACGATAATAAACATTATTATGTTTACAAAGCAATTAGTAACCCAAACAAATTAGGTTATTTAAGCAGAAAACAGTATTACAAAGGCTTGTTATTACAAAAAAATGCGAGAAAGCAAGGCAAGATATTTGATGCTAAAGAATATCTAAAAACAACTGGCACGATGGCTAGTCCATTTAAGTTGTTAAAACAAGCATTTAAAGAAAACAGAGAAGCCACCAAGTTTCTCTCTGCTTGGTTTCCATTACAAGAAGACGGAAAATTAAAACACGAAGATACGTTAATTATGATTACAAATCAATTATTGCGTATCAATTTAAGTGAATACAAATTCGTAGAAACACCAATAGATGAATGCTATGATTTGGACTTTGGTTATTCATCTTTTGAAGCGTCTGGTCCAAGACATAATTCTTCTAGTTGTATGCGTCATCATAAAGTAGGTGGTTTTTATAACAACCTACCTGTAATTGGTTATATGGTAAAGAAAAATGGCGAAAATATTGGTCGGTTTTTGTATTGGACTTTACCAGACGGAAAACATTACGTTGATAGATTGTATGTTGTAAAAGGCGATTATGCGGCAGACGTATTAAATAAGATTGATAAAGACTTTGCAAACGATTATAAATATCACGTTACAGATGTAAGTGTTTTATCGCAATACGTTATTCCGTTTAAGTCTTACGAGAATATGAAACCGGGAAGTCCCTTTCCTTGGATTGATACGTTCTCTTATCTTTTGAAAAAAGGTAATGACTATTATTTAAGTATCCGCGACCAAAATGGCTATACGACTGTTGACATAATGCACGATACAAGTAATGCTAACTTTAGTAAAGGATTTTCGGAAACTACTTGTTGCCATAAAAGATACTGGAAAACAGAAAGTAATATTTACGGTGGCAATAACCATAAATTGTATTGTGAGAAATATACACCTCGTGCAAAAAAAGACAGAGAATTATTGGCTCTGTTTAGAAAATTAAAAGGAGTACAATATGTCTAATTTATATACAAAATACAAAAGAATCTGGGACGCAAAAGAAAACTCACTTGATACGCTATATCCATATATTAAATATATGGGTATTGATATGGACGATTATGGCAACATAACAGTTTATAATACGGCTAAAACGTCAATACCAGCATTTTGTTGTCATTTGGATACAGTTCATAGAGCAAAACCAAATATTCAAATTGTAAAAAACGATATTTTACTCAGTATCAATGATGTTGGTGTTGGAGGTGATGATAAATGTGGAATCGTTGCTTGCTTGGAAATGTTAGAAAGCGACGTTCCGTGCAAAGCAATCTTCTTTAGAGAAGAAGAAACTGGCTGTAGGGGTAGTAGAGCATACGATGCAAAATCGTTGAAAAATGACCTGTTTTTAATTGAAATAGACCGTAAAGGTGATAAAGACTTAATCTTTAACAGTGGAGGAATTCAACTGTGTGATAAGCAATTTGAAAAAGAAGTTAAAGAGGCTTTTCCACACGGAAAGAAAGCACAAGGCTTACTTACAGATGTAAATGTATTAGGTGATGCGCAGATAAATATGATGAATTTGTCTGCTGGATATTATATGCCACATACTGCAAATGAATATGTGGTATTAAGTGAATTGCAAAGAAATATTGATTGCTTATATAACTTTGCAAAAAATTATACAGAAAAAAGAAGTTTTGTGAGAAAAGAAACAAAAGGAGGTTTGTATGACACATATTTTGGAAAAAGCATTTGGCCTGTTTGTGAAGAAGCGTCCGAAGGCCAAAGAGAATACGATTTGCTTGAAGGAATTAAGTAAATCACAATTAAAAGAATTGCGTTCTGAAATTGATAATACAATAAAATCAAAAGCAAGACGCTATCGCGAAACGCCGACAAAAGGCAGTAAAGAGTTAGTGAATTTGTATGCTTTTTATAAAACCTATATTATGAAAGGCAATAAAAAATATCAAACAATTTACAAACGACGTATGTTGGTTGCAAGAAATGCACAAAGAGTATTTTCTGCCTATGTCAATAAAACTGTAAAAGCAATGCAGAAATATGCAACCGCAAAAGAACAGGCAGAATTTGATGCGTTCCTTCAAGACTTAAATAAGTTATAATAAACGTATGCAGAACATAGAACTGGCTAGACATTGCCGAAATATGTTTAAAGGGCCTAAAATTCGTTACTGTAAGGCTTTTGACAAAACCTCCTGCTCCTGTATCGTTTGTTACAATACGGGGGCTGGAGCGTTTAGAGGCTGTTATGAAAAACCATAAATTCACTATGAGATGTGAAAAGTGTGGTTTAGAAACGTCGGTTATGGTATCCGTACCAAAACGCAGACGTCGTGCTACTGGTGAAATCATATGTTTTATGAATGTTTGTCCAGTATGTGCTAAAAAGTTAAAGAAATGAGGTTGTATTATGAGTAAAAAAGACTTTTTGGATTTATTGGATACAAATACTGCAGAAGTATTAGAAAAATGGGGAATGGATAAAGAAACTGCTAAAAAATTCGCCAAAAATGCCAAAAGTGCTACGCAGATATTAGAAGATGCGTTAAATAACCCGAAAGTAAAAGAGTTATTAAAGCAGGCATTAGTTGTAAGATGTGGATTTGGAACGAATAAAGATGAAAGCGTATTACAATTTGAAATGCAGTTTGCTTTAAACCCGCAAGGGTTCCAGTTGTTAAATTATATTTTTGGAGAAGAACATAATGACAAAAAAGAAAAAATTGCTCACGCCTAAAAAGAAAGTTGGTCAAGCGGATTTTGTATTAGATTATTTACTTCGTCGTAAGGCGAAAGGGGCTACAAACTTTGAGATGATGGTTCGGTTACAAATTTGTGATGTCAGAAAACGGATTTCTGAAATCAATTCATCTCCGGATTGCAAATATATTATTGCTTCTGAATGGGAAGTAAATGAAGATACAGGAGCGAGATACAAGAGGTATTACGCGTATGAAAGAAAACGTAATAACAAGATTAGCAAATCTGGACATACCAAAAAGCGCTAAAGATGCTTTTATGTCGCTATATAATGTAGCGAGAACTGTTAAATTTGGTAAGATTTCGCCGAGGCAAGAAGGCTATATTCTTGGTAGTTATAAGATGCCTCGCTGTACTTCGGTACTGCAAATGGACGGGAGCAAAGCGGGTGCTCTCGCTGAATGGGGAAAACGCCAAGTAGCCGCCAGAGCGAAAGAGTTGCTATTGGCACATATCGGTAAAAGTAATGTGCTTACAAGTGATGACATCAACCGTGTGTGCCAAATAGCACTATTAGACCCAGACAAACAGAAAACAGATGCCGCAACTGCTGGTACACAACACCACGATAATTTTGAAAACTGGTTAATGGGTTATGAATTTGTTGACAATGAACCGTTAAACCGTTTTAAACAGGCATGGAATGCGTTTGGTGGCATTTGTGTAGCAACAGAGGTACCTTTGCTATGGCACAAAGGAAAACTTGGATTTGGAGGTAAATTAGACATATTAGCATACAAAGATGGTAAGTGGTGGATTGGTGACAACAAAACATCTCGTTCCGTTCACGATTCGTATGGTTGCCAAACAAGCGCGTATGCAAATGCAGTAGAACAAATGACAAATGGCAAGATAAAGATTGAAGGTGCTGTAATCTTTCATATTCCAGATTTAAACACAATGTCAGAAAAGCAGAAAAAAGAGTATAATGAAAATGGAAGTACATTATACGTTAAGAATATGGGAGAAGCCTTTGAACACTACAGATTGTTGCTTGGACTCTACTCTAAACGAAATAATAGATATTTTTAAGGAGATATCAATGGAAGTTAAAATTGTAAAAATTGAAAAGATGGAAAGTAAATTCGGCGTCCGTAAAGTTTTAACAGACGCTTCTGGCAATCAATATAAAGTGTCCACTAAACAACGCTTTTATGATAATTGTGTTGCTCCCGGTATTTATGATATTACGATGAGCGAATATATGGGTAAGCCGTGTGTTAAATGGGTTACCTACAAAGGAATTGGTTCTGATGGTTCTGCAACGCCTACGGCAACTAAGGCTGCACAAAGTATTGCTAAAGCAGCCAGCGGAAATATAGGTTTAGAAGAACGGTTGCGTATGGATAAGTTGCGTCAAGACGATATTCGTTTAGAGTTTTATTGTGGTCTTGTAAAAGATGTAATGATTGCAAATAAAAAAGAAGGCGAAGATATTTCGTTAGATGCAATTCAATTAGAAGCAAAGAAGTTATATCTAAAGCATCAAGTCTTGTTAGGTATGACAATGGCTGAAGAAAAGAAACCAGAGCCAGTTGCTGAAGAAGAACCTGCTCCATCTGTAGAAAACTACAGTGGTGAGGCTCCGTTTTAGGGCTGTATTCTCCTAAAGGCAGTATAGGTGCGCCCTCGGTTCTAGGTTCCCCGGGGGCGTTTTTTTCAGGAGGCGATAATGTATGTTAGCGTTAGTAGGTTCTTACTTGGCAGAATCATTAATTCTGTATTGGTTATTGTTACGGCAATAACAATTTATATAATTAGGGAGAAATTAGATGAGCGAAAACAAAAAAAGATGGGTAGTGATTCACTTTCCGAACGGAGAGTTTACTGGAAAAATGACTATCGGCATTGATGGCAAATATGTAATGAATGCCGAAATGGCTAAACAGATTATTGATAAAACGGAAAAAGAATATGAAAATAATAAATCTAGTAGTGATGGGAGAGCCGATAGCGAAGGGACGCCCGAAGTTCAGAGTGTTCGGTAAACACGTTATGGCTTACACGCCAAAAAAGACACACAAGGCAGAGAAAGTTATTAGTGATGCATTTATTAAGTATCACAATGACTTTAAAATGCCAGATAAGTGCCCTATTTGCCTCAAGGTGAGGTTTTATATGCCTGTACCGTGTAGTTTATCCAAGCCAAAGAAAAAAGC